TTTGTCTTATTTCAACTTTATAAATACCTTGAATGTGCTATTTTATTTATATGGAGATTATGATGGCAAAGGGTAAAAGATCTAAGGGTAATAACTATACTTCTAAAGGCGAGCGTAGAAATGTTCGTAAAGATATCTGTAAAGCGATGCGTAGAGAAAGATCGATTCTTCAAACAGCACTGGATAAACAGGTCGCGAAACGCAAAGGCAAGTATGTAAAAGAAGGCGGCAAACATTATGACCGCTGGGTTCCTTGGCATGTAGGTGTTGCAGAATATCGCAACAAGTTTATTAATGGCACGAGCGAATAAATTTTTTCTTTTTAAAACACCCAAAGAATTCTGGATTGTAGATGAGAATACATTGCAGGATGTGCCTAAGCCACGGGAGATGCTTATCCAAAAGTCTAATGTTGAATTAGTCCGGGAATATGTCATACCATTAAACAAACAAAATCTTCCTATTGTTGACCGTTGCCGTGATCGAACCGCTTGGCATACACCTGAAGGTCGAGAACGTATCCGACAAGCAAAACTAGGTGATAATCACCCTGCTGTAATAAATGGACGCTCTCAAGAGTTTCGTGATAAAGTGTCCAAAACAATGACAGGCACTAGACGAGGTGAGTTCAACCCAATGTATGGGCGTAAACACAGAACAGAGTCAATACAAAAGATTAAGGAGTCTGCTCTTAATCGACCCACAAGGCGCTGGTGTGTAGAGCCCAACGGCACAAAACATCTAGTCCCTGCAACTGACGCACTACCTGAGGGCTGGCAATGGGGTCGTAACTACGATCCGTATCGTCCTGACTAGGCTGTTTTCTTCTTACGTGGCTTGCGTGTTTTCTTTTCAGGCGGCTTATTGTATTCTGTAATACCAAGATCCGTTAAAAGTTTCTCAAGTTTAGGATACATTTTAAGCAACACACCATCTTTAACTGCGGTAAGAATTTTAGCCTCTGTAGGATGTAGTCCTTCTAGGATCTGCATCCAATTCATTTCCTGTTTCCACGGCGGCAAATTGCGTAGATTACTATTAGGATCCAGGAAAGTTTTGATACGGCGCCATTCTATTTGTATTGTTGTTTCACCCATACCTTCAGGTAAATCCTCTTGCAATTTAGCTGTTTCAGGCATACCCTCAGGCAGACCCCACTCAACTTTTTCAGCACCGACACCAATACGCACCAAAGGAACAACTGTTTGGTTGGCTGATGCGACTTCTTTCAGCCGTGCAATTTGCTCGTCTTTTTTGGTTTCCTCAAATACCCAGTCAAGAGCATCATTAAATTGTCTAAATTTTCTAGCCATTATAGTTTCTCACTGACAAAAGAATCCGAGTATCCATTAACGGAACCAGGAAAATATTTGCGGGTATATGTTTTTTTGTGAAGATGTTTACCTACCCATTCATAAACAGAATATTCTTCACGGGAATATTTATCGGCTTTTTCTTGTGTAAATTCACCGAACACACCATTAGTATCTGACATTAAAAATCCTCCAATACGTCCATCATGTTTTTCAAACGATACTTTATAAAGTAATTTAGAAGTTGGCTTCTATCTTTATTTAGTTGTTTCTCATATGACTCTATGACACCTTCTTTAATTTCGGTTGGAGTCATTGACAGGTCAACCAATTGTTTGTTACGATTGTAACGTGCTGCCATATCACTTGACACCCATTCCTCAGGCTTCTGTAACTTCCATTCAGCCAATACAGTCTTACGAATAGGACGTTGACGCTTGCCTTCTACAAATGTGTCACCTGGACTAAGAATATTAGGAACACCATCACCCTTATCACCTGAGATAATATGCTCCATGAGGACTGCATGTGCAGGTTCAGTAATCTTAACAAACGCCTTCTTAATAGGCGACCACTGTTTTACGTTCTCCCACTTTTGTAACTGTTGGAAGTCATGGTCACCAGAGATAATTAGAAAAGGTTCTGCCTCGTCAAATAGTTTACCTGGCGTTGTCTGTGTCTGACTGTATTCTGCAAGTGTGCCAATAATATCGTCAGCCTCCGCACCGTCAACATCAATAAAAGGATAAGGAAAATACTCATCCAACTCATTGCGTATCATATGTAGAGCATCGAAAATAGAAGACCAATCATAACCACTGGACTCTCGTGTTTTCTTGCGTGAGGCTTTGTAGTGAGGAAACACATCACGCCGCCAATAATGTCGGTTGTCACATGCAATAACAATCTCACCATATTCTTCATGGAACCTGTTACGATAACCTCGTATAGCATTGATAATCATATGCCGCAATAAAGGCACATTCACTTCTATATCTGTGCGACCACGAAGCTCTGCCATCAGATTACTAATGGCTGTCTGATTAAAATCAACTACAATCATGCCTCTTCCTCCTCGGGTTCAAAGCCCCAACGATATCCGAGATCCTCATAGTAAACACCCTGTGTTCTTTTAGGATTGCCGTCTTTATCATACGCCATTGCCATGCAACGCCATTTTGTTTTAGTCTGTTGTTCTTCACCCCAAAAGTCGTCACACCAATCACCGTCTCGTAAATACTTTTCCATATTACGGATATAGCCTTCGAGGCTTTTAACTTTAGCCTCAGAGCCTTTTACTCCTGCTCGTAAACTAGAACGTTCTTCCTTGAGAAGCTCTCGGTTGTGTTTAATCCACTTACGAACCTTTGCAAGTGACAAATGACCATCATCAGGTATAGCAACTACATCTGGATGGACATTCTTATATGTAGGGGGATTTGCGGCGGCACGTTTTGCTCTAGCCTTAGCCAGACGTTCTACTGCCGCCGCTTTTTGTTCCGGCGACATAGGTTTGCGCCGTTTGCGGATTTTCTTCCGCTCAAATTTTTCTGGTTGTCGTGCCATAAAGGACTCCTTCTATAATACTGTATATATTATAGGAGTTTGTCCGTAAAGTCAAGCCGTTACTTTTGTGATTCGGTCCGCCACAATGGTCCGCCAGCCCTGTTTGTCAACATCAAACACAACTAGGTTCTTATCTGTAGCACGAGATTTACCTGTTGTTACCGGAACAACATTCTCCTGCAACGTGCAATTCATCACACGTTCGGTGCCATCAAGTTTGTTAAATGTAATTTCAACAACCTGAGTTTTTAAAGTTTCAACAATATCTTGCATATTATACTCCATTATCCAATACTCCTAAGAGCGTTATTAAAAAGTTTTACAAAGTTATCTAAGTATTTGTTGGGTGAGGGTGTATAAAAATCTATTGCATGATTGTAATTGTGCTCTATGACATCTCTCATAGATTCATACCAGGACAATTTGTCATCTATGCTTCCTATATTCCTCAACAACGTAACAACCTCATTCATTCTATCCTCAAAAGAAGATTGTTTATCGTAACATTCATTGAAGTATTTGTCAAACGTCTTGAAGCCAAAATCACGAAATAAATCAAGAGAGTTTTGAGGTCCTAAAAATATCATAGGCATACTGTTAATCATCGCCTGATACCATTTTTCAGATATCCAAGGGAAATGACTATAATCATGAGATTCACTAACACAAACTACCCAGGAATCTAATACATAGGGTCTATGATACCATATTTTTTCAAAATCCCTGGTCACTTGTATTTGTCTTAGCTTTGTTTCCTCATCTGGTAAAAATATACCTTTGTGTATGTAAGAGCAATTATTGTTTTCCCATAACCCTGCCCCTACAAGTTTATTGTATATGATGTTCCTATGAGGGCGTATAGAGCGTTGTAAGAGCATAAAATCCTTTGCCCCATACTGTTTCTTATGTTGTAGTTGTTCCTCATATGAAGTAAGAAGTATATCATGGTGACGCACTGCACCCAAACGTCTATGTAAATTATTTAAACTATTCTCACCCTCATGTCCTATAAACATTTCTGACCTAAAACTAAAGCCCATCATACCAAACATAACGCCTAGTTGTGTGCCTGCGTCATACTCACAGATAAATTTTATATCGGGGTCTGTCAAATTTGGATTACTGACAAGCATAATTATCAAATTACAATCTATATTCCTTCTTTCACATAACTTTCTAATTGTATCAACCTGCTCTTGTTTTTGGTGAGGGTCGTTCATAAATTCTATATACAGAATAGCCCGCCCATCCTGTAGTAATTTTATGTGTTCGTCAGTAAATTGTGTAAAGAAGTCCTGTGTATCAAAATGACACGGCCACATCGCCATGTGCAATATAGTTTTATTCGTGTCAAGATTATAATCAAGTTGGTGAAATATTTTAGGTGCAACTGTATTATTAAGATAGTCACCTATCTCTGTAAAAGGATATTTTTCTACGAACATTTACTTTTTACGCTTTTTATCAATCAACCATTCTAAATCTGTAAAACGTTTTCTTTCGGCAGGATTAAGTGTGTCACCATCACCAATCTTTGCAAGCAATTCCTTATCTTCTTCCATAACCTTTTCAACTGCTTCTATTTGTTCTGCAGGTGCTTCTTCTGGTTCAGGCTCAATAAGTTCCTCGGCTGTTTCTGTTGCAACATCATCAAGTGACATAAACTCTATACGTCTACCTGTGGCATAGTTGAGTTGCATGTTAGCCGCAACAACAAGCAGAATAGCAAGTGGGTCAAACACCAACACAAGCATAATAATTACTGCCCTTACCGCTTCCTCAAGGTTCTCCCTGCCGTCTTCGTAAATGAGGTCTGCGATATACTTGATTGGACCAACCTCGACTTCAAACGCCCTGACCTCGGCTGATAGTTCCGACCTTTCGTCATATAACGTATCATTTTCTTTTTCTGCTTTCGTGATGATATCACGCATTGCTTCACGTTCCGGGGCTTGCTCTCGCCTTTCATCAAGGCCGCGAGTAACATATCCCAACTCTGTGTATCTATCAAGCGTTGCATCAAACCCGTCCAACGTCTTTTGCGACCTTGCAATTTCACGATCGTTGGCCCTAATGCGATTGTCAATCCTCTCAATTTTTGCTGTTGCGTCACCACTGTCCACTCCCTGGTCAATATGTGCCTTAGATAGGAATCCGAAAATACCCATAGACGTAATAATAGATAGAATAACCACTGCAGGAACAAAATATATCTTCATCAATAGATTAGCACGTTCCCAGTTTTGATATAACCATGAGGCAGTGACCAGTTTGGCAATCTCAAGAACTATACCCATTGCAAGAATAGATATTGCGGCGGCAGGAAAAATTGCCATCAAACCTACAATAGAGAAATAACCTGCAACCGCAGATACACCCAAAGCAGATGCAAATAGTAATGCTACATATCCCATGATTTTGGCTCCCATTCTACTGGCTCAAAGTCTGCCAGTGGTTCCTTGTTTAACCTAATATTGAGCATTGAATTTAGACAACGTTTATCGTGACGTTGTTGCCACTGCAACAAAAACTCCTGCATCTTGGCATGAGATTTTTTCTCATACTCTGCAATAGTTTCTTTTGTCAATTCACCTTCATATTCCAGCACATACTTAGATGAGCCAAAATACTTTTCATACAGTTTCTGCTTCTTACCCGAATAACCTATGTAATAGTTACCATTCGGGAAGTATGTGCAATAAACTCGGTGAACCTGTTTCTCTTTAGGTTTCCGTTTTGCCATACACTATTTATGGCTATAAATTACACGTTATTTTCCCACTTACAATGTGTTCAGACAACTCTTGTTTAATTCTTTCTAATGCAATAGGGTTCGGCAAATGTTCTTTGTATGTGTCATCTGACATATGCCAATTTTCTATTGTAAAGAAATAGTATTTTGTTTCAGTATTTGTAAAAATACGTTCCATTAGTCTATAGAAGTCTACAATTTCATTTTCATTTTGCTTCTGCACAAGACAGGACAAGAGAATAGATTTGAGGTCTGATGTGTTAAGAAATTGTAGATTACGCATAAGAACATTCCAAGCACCGCCTCGTCTAACTATGTTATATGTTTCCTCATATGCGGCATCAATGGAAATTTGTATTTCTAAAGGCAAGTGCTTGATAGAGTCATAGGTTTCTTCGTTTAGGAGAATACCATTTGTCCATATTTCAACTACTTCTAAATTAGGATAATCCTCCTGTTTTATGTTTTTTAGAAAGTTAAGTGTTCTTTTATTGTAAAGCGGGTCACCGGAACCAGACGTTGTGAATCTTCTCAATCCTTGTGAAACTTCTTTAATTTCTTTTTCAATATCCCTGTCATTTTCGGAGGTGAGAACAAAGTCTTTTCGACAAGAAGGACATGCTAAATTACATGTTCTATCTTCTGCAGATACAATGTGTATAGGATCTGTATTGTTTACAATAGTATCCAATATTTTTCTATCCCTAAACAGTTCATTGGGCTCTCCTGATTTTCTATATGATACTAGAAAGGGACAGGCATCCTTACAGTATTTGTAGGTGCCATCCAATATTGTTTGCCGCACAAGATGTGCTTCGGGGCTACTAAATCTTTCTGATATAGTGTTTCCTGAAAGTTTAGGGTGGTTATTGTGTGAGGGGCAACAAAGACTGTCTTCTCCATTAGTGTGCATTTCTAAAGAAGCAAAGGGTGCTACACAATATTTCTCATTGTTCATCATCTATATCGTCAAACTCTAATTCTTCTTCCTGTTCAATCTCACTACCACAAAAAGGACAGTATGCAACACGATAATAATGGTTGTCCATATCGTGTTGCACACTGAACATTGCGTCACAGGAAATACACTCCAGCCTAGGTTTCATTAGGCGGCTGAACCCCACACATCTTGCCAGTCACCCGATAATGCACCACGGGCATAGTCCGTTGCTCTGTTTTCAAAGAAGTTTGTATGTGTAGGTGCATTAATCATTTCTTCTACCCAAAGCAATGGATTCTTTTTGACCTTAAAGATACCCTTCATACCCAGACTGATAAGGCGTCTGTCTGCAATGTAACGAATATATTTCTTTACATCCTCGGGCGTAAGGTTTTCCATATCACCCATAGCAAACGCAAGGTCAATAAACTTATCCTCAAGCTCTACCATTTTTTCTGCAATGTTATAGATATTACTTTTAAGTTCGTCATTCCAAATCTCTAAGTTTTCTTCTACATAGGTTCGGAATAGTTTAATCATGCTTTCGGCGTGCATTGTTTCATCAACAATAGACCAGGTTACAATCTGACCCATACCTTTCATTTTACCGTGGCGTGGGAAGTTCAACAACATAATGAAGGATGAAAACAATTGCATACCTTCTGTAAATGCAGAAAAGGCGGCGATGTTTGTGGCTACTGATTCCTTAGTCCCATTCTTACTGGACAAATCCATAAAGTATTCGTGTTTATCTGCCATTGCTTGATACTCTAAAAACTCATTGTAAGTGCTTTCAGGCATGCCTAGTGTTTCAATGAGATGTGAATATGCGGCAACATGTAATGCCTCTCTAGCGGCAAATCCAGACAGCATCATACGAACTTCCGGTTGTGGGAAGTAAGGCAGATAATTTGTAACATAACCACCTGCTACATCAATATCACCCTGCGTAAAGAAACGAAAGATGTTTGTTAAAAATGCTTGTTCTGCCTTTGACAACTTATTTTTCCAGTCCTTAACATCTTCTGCCATAGGAACTTCTGTATGTAGCCAATGTGACTGTTCATGTTTTAACCATGCTTCATACGCCCAAGGATAATTAAAAGGTTTGAAATAATCTCGTTCATCCTGTAAGTTCAATTTCTTCGCCATGGGCGTCCTCCGTTTGTTTTAAATTAATTAGTGTATTTTTTGCTGGGTGTCTGTTTCGTCTATTGTCATATGTCCCGCCAACGGCAGTCATATTAGATTCGACTTTGTATTCATTCATATCATGTGTTTCTTCAAATGTAATAAAATCCATTTTGCCTCTGACAGTAAATGGATAGTTGTGGCTAGGATCAAACATATAGGCCCTTTGCATTTCCATGATACTCGTATGTGTGTCAGGAAGCAATTCCAACAATGCTCTCCAAGCAATGTCATAAATTTCTAGTTTGTGGTCAACAAAATCCGTCTCTTTCTGATAAAGCCAAGAATGTGCAGATTCTGTTTCCATGACTGTTTCATCAGATTCCTCTTCCTTCTTATCTTTTTTATTGTTTTTTAACTTATCTTGCTTAATAACTTCATTCATGGCAGTGAGAATTTGAGGGTCTTTTTCCTTTTTTTCTTCTTCATATCTACCCTCTGCTCTTGCACGAGCTATGTTGGAATTGCCCTTAGCACGATCTTCTAATGTAGGTGACATAAAGGCTCTTTCTTCTTCCTTCTCCGCAACAGATTCCTGTCTATGTTCAGGTAAATTCTTACGCAATTTAAACCAGCCTTTACCTGCATCCTTACCTGCTTGATCCTCAGTAAGATATTTAGAAACACTTCTTCTGATAGATTGGAAGTGTTCGTCAATATGTTTTGTCTCTTTAATTTTTTCAAAGACTTTATCATAGAACTCTCGATAACTAATACCTTTTTTTCTTGCATATCTTGACAATACATATGTATAACCATACACATGAAATCTAACTATCATCCAGGAATACATGTATGCCTCAACCATTTCAGGTGTAGACATATCTTTTGTAGCACATACAACTTCTACATACTCAGGAATATCATCAGGATCATTATACAAAAAGATATAGTCCTTAACTAGAACAGTCTTAATGTCATATTTTTCTCTTGATTCCTCTGACGACATTTCACTGTTTTTTAGTGTTTGTGCATACCAAACTTCTACACAGTTATGTTGCCCTGCTTCAAGTATTTCACCCATGCCGGTCTTCCAGGATTCAAGTGTTTCTCCAGGCAATCCAATAATCATTTCACTATACGCATCAAGGTTAGCTGCCTCAGTTTTTTCTAACATCTCACCAAGTTTATTGATATCCATATTTTTTCTTTTAATTTCCTCAAGAGTTGTTTCACTCATACTCTGCTGGCTAAGTGTAATACCCTTACCTAGTCTTCCTAATGCCTGTCCAATTTGTATTACATGGTCATTACTATTTTTTGCAAATTGAATATTAATCTTATCTAAGCGACTATCATCCAAATGTTTATGAAACATTTTTGCTAGTTCAACATCTCTGTTTTTAAATATACCAAAGTTAGCATCCGCCATAAAAATATAGGCAATAGGATTATTTTTAATCCATAGTATTTCTGCTTCAAGTCTTTCAAACTCAAACTGCTTGACCTTGGAATATGTTAAACTACCCCAATCGCAAAATGTGCAGGAAAAAGGACATCCTCTCGAAGTTTCAAAGGGCGTTTGCCATAGAATATGAGGATTGTCTGCAATAATTTTATCAAACACACCTGTCGTAAATGGGCTAGGTAATTCACTTAGATCTGTGATACGTTGTCCGACATAAACATTTTGTAGATCTTTACCCTCATGTATATCTTTAAGTAGTTGTGTAAATTGTTTTTCACCCTCACTTAACATTACAATATCAATCCAAGGATAATCAAATAAGTCCTGCCTGTTTACTTGTGGGCCGCCGAAGAAAATTATACAGTCAGGATATTTTTTCTTAATCTCATGCGCCATATGTAAATTGTATTGCTCGTTCCAAACATATGTGCTAAACCCCACAACAGCAGGGTCTTTAATTTTTTCCATAACTTCTGAAAGTTTGTCTCTAGCAAAAAAGAGTCCATCAAGATTGTAATTGTCGGTTACAAAGTCATGTTGCATAGCGTATGCCCACAGACAACCAACACTATATGGTAACCAGTTTTGTGTTGTTCCCTGGAAATTCATCGTGTATTGAGGTTGAAAAAGATATAAATTCTTTTTAGACATTACTCCGCCAAAACTCTATAGTTCTATCTAGGCCATCAGAAAGACTGACCTTTGGTTCCCATCCTGTAGTTTCTTTCAGCAACTTTCCATTACTGTTTAACCAATAAATTTCACCTGGACGTTTTGGCTTCGTATCCCAATTGATTGTCCCGGACCAATTCATTTTTTCTGCTATCATATCCGCATAGTCTCGAATCTTAATAGGTTCATCGGGACCTAGCGTAAACAGTTTGCCCCTACATTTTTTAGGTGCGTTTACAATCGTTGTCCACGCTTCAAGCATATCATCTATGTATATAAAGTTCCTGTAAGGTTCTGCGTAACCCAGATTAACTTCATCGCCTTTCAACATCTGAGTAATAATTTGTTCAGTGACAAAAAAATTATTATCCTTTCTACCATAACAATTAGTTTGTCTTATGATAGTGTAAGGTAAATCATAACATCTACCGGCATATTCTAAGTATTTTTCGCACCCAAACTTTGCAACGGAATAGGGTGCATTGGGGTAAGGAATAGTGTTTTCGTCAAATGCAATGTATTTATTAGGACGAATATTTTGCAAAACGTCATCACTGATAGGCTGATGTCCATATACTTCCATGGTGCTGGCAAAAACAAAATTTTTCAAATCCTTAATTGTTGAGGCAGCCTCAATTAAGTTCACTGTCCCCGTATAATTAATATCACTAAATTCTACTTGCTCATAGAAACTTTGTTCAACCTCTGTTCGCGCACCTAAATGCACAATGATATCCGGGTTGAACTCTATCACTTCAAGTTTCACATCATCATGGTCTCGCAAGTCGCTCTCAAGATGATATACGTGATTTCTACTTTCAAGATAGGGCGTTAAATGTGTGCCAATAAATCCTGAAGATCCTGTCATTAATATATTCATAGAGTATTTGTCCAGATTCCAATTTCACCAATTTCAATGTCTATAGGTTGTTCTATAATCCATTTAATGACTCCTGCAATATATTCGGGTGTCATCATATTAACATCCTTATTATGTGCTGACATATTTGTTTTTACAAAACCCGGATTCACAATACTGACTCTACATTTTTTATCTGTGCGTAAAGAAGAATGCCTGGTGTCTTTCAGTAGAAGTCTTTTGCTCCTTGTATATTCTGGACGGCGTGTTTCATATGGATTAAGAAACGCAGATCTGCTACCTAAATTTATAATAGTTTTAGATGGCTCATTACTCCATAAATTTAACATTGTTTCAAACATCCGCATCTGACCAAATTCACTCCAAGCATTATTAATGAATACAGTAGCATCCCTCGCTTCTTTAGTAATCCTATCCGTATCATCTATATCATAACCATTACTGCGGCTGAATCCTTGCACAATATTGTCATGCTGTAACAAGTCCCAACAGGCTTTACCTATACCTGTAGAATGCCCTGTAATTGCAATTACTGCCTTACCCATAAGCACCTCTCAGATCCACTCTCAGGATGTATAGACATCTCAGGTTCTGATTTCATTGCTTCACTAATTTTTTGTATGTCCTTGTCATGCCAAATATCCAACATCAACATACCCCCAGGTTTCAAATAGTTTAGCACTTTTTCCCAGTATATGTCAAGTGGATAATGCCACGCATATGACCAAGTAGAAGTAATTAAATCATATTGTTCCCATTCATCCTCGGGAACAATAAACTTTACATTTTCTATTTTGCTGTTTTCCATCGCCTCCTTTGTTAGATTGGTGTCATTGTAGAAAACATAACCATCTTCATCATAACCATTTAAATAATCTTGGGGCAAACCGGCAACATCTTTCCAGCCATTGTTTTTATCTAACAATGTTATTTTTGCTGAGGGAGCATAAGAACTTAATATCAAACTATTGATACCGACACCTGAACCAATGTCCAATACGTTTGCATTTTCAGGTATATTATATGCACCTAAGTTTTCATTACGAGACCATTCCTCCTGCCTTTTACGGCTATGATTATCATAAAAATGCTGTAAAGAAGGAACACTCTCATTACCTAGTCCTATCTGAAACATGCTGTAGAAAGCTAGTTCCTCAACACTATCCCAAGATAAACTAAAAGTTCCTCGATGTGTCTTAATACTTAATTTGTATGTCCGCCAATTAGGAACTTTTTGTAGTAATCTTGTTTCTAGTTCTTTATCACTAAGAAGCAACGTCATGCTCATAATCTACTGCCCAGACTAACAATTCTTGATAACCACCAATGTGTTTGTCATCAACATAAATTTGAGGGACCATACCTGTAGGCTGTGTTTCTTCCTCAAAACCAATGTCCATGCC